GATTCGGTGTACCGACGCTGATTGCCGTTCACCCGGAAAACGATCCGAAAGGCGAAGGAATGGCGATCGCTAAAGCGTGGGCGGCCGCAACTGGCGGTCATCGTGCTGGCGTGCTGGAGTCTTCCTTCGTGGCGGAAGTGCGTTACGCAGAGCGTCGTTTGTTGGGTCTTAATGGTGAGTCTTACGTTCTAACTCTTGATATATTGAATAGATTCCTTCTGTCTTGAATTCACCATATGCCCAATGAATTGCATTTTTTTGTTCAGTCAGAATATATTTCCTAACTTTTTTAGAATAGTGAATGGTCAGTATAAAACCCAAAGAAATCCATAATAGAATAAATATGGTTGTTGGGGCAAAGGAATAGATAAAGAATTTGTCTTTAACGAAATTCTTGACTTCTTCATCAATGTAAGCATTCCCTTCATCAGTGGTTAGTAGTTTACAAAGAATTTCTTTATGTTCGATAGTTAATGATTTGTACTTCTCTGTACTGGCAGAGGATGACTCTTCGCAATCATCCTTTGATATTTCCCAATCAGGAGTGGTTAATATTGTAGCTGCAGTCGCCAGTTTTTTTGACATATAAAATGATTCACCGGACTTTATCCAATAAAGCAATGTGCTATTTGGTGGGGTTCTAATGGCTTGGATGAAAACTGGACCAAAAATATAAATTGCATACAAAAAAAGAAGTGAAAAGAGAACCGTGATTGATTTTTCAGCCCATGTGATAGTAGGCAGCCTTTTTAATGATATTCGTATAAGAAAAAAATTTAATATAAACGCAGGTATTCCTGATTTTTTCAAAATTACATCATGAGATTTTCTATATTTGAATAGTGCTCTTATAACTATCGTCACCAAAGTTATAACAGCTCCAATAATGGAAATCCATGCGGCAAGTGCCGCTGCCGGGGTGTTTAAAAATTCAGCATTAAATATATTAGAACTTATTGGATTCATAACACTCATTTATCCACCTATTGGTTGTTTTTTATCCTTTTATCAATTTGTACCATCGATACCACAATTTGCAAGAAGTTATAAACAAGTTTTCAGCTGTCATCATATATCTATGAACGCACAACTAACCGAAATCATGCGCCTTATCACCAATCTGATCCGCATAGGTGTAGTCACCGAAGTGGACCGGGAAAACTGGCTTTGCCGGGTGAAAACGGGCGACCTTGAAACCAACTGGATTAACTGGCTGACGCTGCGCGCGGGTAATGCCCGGACATGGTGGAAACCATCGGAAGGTGAGCAGGTGGTGCTGCTGAGTCTGGGCGGCAATCTGGAGACCGCCTTTGCGCTGCCCGCTGTCTATTCGAATCAGTTCGCACCACCGTCGACGTCGGCGGACGCCTGCGTGACAGAACATCCTGACGGTAGCTGGTTTGAATACGAACCCGCCACCGGGCGCTGGTATGTCAGGGGCATCAAATCAATGGTCATTGAGGCCGCTGACAACATCACCATGAAAACCAGTGAGTTTGTACTGGAGGCTGACCGCACGCGCATTAACAGCGAAGTGGTGATCAATGGTGGCGTTACCCAGGGCGGCGGAGCGATGAGTTCTAACGGGATCGAGGTTGATGCGCATCAGCATACTGGCGTCCTGAAAGGCGGCGACACAACTGGAGGCCCGGTATGACGCTTTATAGCGGGATGAACAATACCAGCGGTAAAGCCATTACTGATATTGACCATCTGCGCCAGTCGGTGCGGGACATTCTGCTGACGCCGCAGGGTAGCCGCATTGCTCGCCGTGAATATGGTTCCCTGCTGTCGGCACTGATAGACCAGCCACAAAATCCGGCGTTACGCCTGCAGGTCATGTCGGCAGTGTATGTGGCGCTGAGTCGCTGGGAGCCACGGCTGACGCTGGATTCCATCACCATCAACAGCCATTTTGACGGTTCAATGGTGGTGGCGCTGACCGGGCGGCGTAATAACGGTGTGCCTGTTTCCCTTTCCGTATCAACAGGAGCAGAGAATGGCAGTGATTGACCTTTCGCAGTTGCCTGCGCCGCAGATTGTGGATGTGCCGGACTTTGAGACGCTGCTTGCCGAACGCAAGGCAGAATTTGTGGCGCTTCATCCGAAAGATGAGCAGGAAGCTGTGATCCGCACGCTGGAACTGGAATCTGAACCTGTTACCAAATTGTTGCAGGAGAACGCTTATCGTGAGTTGCTTCTGCGCCAGCGCATTAACGAAGCCGCGCAGGCGGTGATGGTGGCTTACGCGATGGGCGGCGATCTTGACCAGCTCGCTGCTAACTACAACGTGAAACGCCTGACGGTGACACCTGCTGATGATGACGCTGTACCGCCCGTTGCGGCTGTGATGGAAAGTGATGAAGCATTACGCCTGCGTGTGCCTGCAGCCTTTGAAGGGCTTTCTGTTGCGGGGCCAACTGCCGCTTATGAGTTTCATGCACGAAGCGCCGACGGTCGGGTGGCGGATGCCAGTGCAACCAGTCCGGCACCTGCAGAGGTGGTGCTGACTGTCCTTAGCCGCGAAGGCGACGGAACAGCAGAAAAAGACTTGCTGGATGTGGTGGAGAACGCCCTGAACAGTGAGAACGTCCGCCCGGTGGCTAACCGTCTGACGGTTCGCAGCGCAGAAATCATCCCGTACCGAGTGGAAGCCACCATTTTTCTTTATCCGGGACCGGAAGCAGAGCCGGTAATGGCAGCGGCAAAAGTCAGCCTGCAGAAGTACATCGCCAGTCAGACGCGTCTTGGTCGGGATATTCGCCGTAGCGCCATCTTTGCCGCCCTGCATGTTGAGGGTGTGCAGCGTGTGGAGCTGGCTTCTCCTCTGGCGGATGTGGTCCTGAACAAAACACAGGCGGCATCATGTACGCAGTGGCACGTAACCAACGGAGGAACGGATGAATAGTCTGCTGCCACCGGGTTCAACTTCACTGGAGCGCCGACTGGCGCAAACCTGCAGCGGGATTACTGATCTGCAGGTGCCGCTGCGTGACTTGTGGAATCCGGCAACCTGTCCGGTCAGTTTCCTGCCTTATCTCGCCTGGGCGTTCTCTGTGGATCGCTGGGACGAGGGCTGGACAGAAAGCGTCAAGCGCCAGGTGGTGAAGGATGCTTTTTATATTCATCAGCATAAAGGGACCACCAGTGCCGTGCGGCGGGTGGTGGAGCCGTTCGGCTTTCTGATCCGCATTATTGAGTGGTGGCAGACCGGAGAGACACCGGGCACGTTTCGCCTGGATATCGGCGTGCAGGACCAGGGCATCACTGAAGATACCTATCTGGAACTTGAGCGACTGATAAGCGATGCCAAACCATGTAGCCGTCACATGATCGGCATGTCCATCAACCTGCAGACCAGCGGCCCGCATTGGGTGGGAGCCGCCAGCTATCTTGGCGAAGAAATCACGATCTATCCGTATATCAACGAAACAATTATTTCTGGCGGCACCGCGCATGAAGGCGGGGCGGTCCATGTTATTGACACAATGAGAGTGAATCCATGAGCACAAAATTTTATACCCTGCTGACGGATATTGGCGCGGAGAAACTTGCCAGCGCCGCCGCGCTCGGTGTGCCTTTAAAAATTACCCATATGGCGGTCGGCGATGGCGGCGGAACATTGCCAACGCCGAACGCAAAGCAGACAGCATTAGTAAATGAGAAACGCCGGGCTGCGCTGAATATGCTCTATATCGACCCGCAGAACAGCAGCCAGATTATTGCTGAACAGGTGATCCCTGAAAACGAGGGCGGTTGGTGGATACGTGAAGTGGGCCTGTTTGATGAGTCCGGGGCATTGATTGCCGTGGGCAACTGCCCGGAAAGCTATAAGCCGCAACTGGCTGAAGGCAGCGGGCGTACCCAGACCGTGCGTATGGTGTTGATTACCAGCAGCACGGACAATATCACACTGAAAATCGACCCTGCCGTAGTGCTGGCAACCCGCAAGTATGTGGATGACAAGGCACTGGAGCTGAAGGTGTACGTGGATGACCTGATGGCAAAACATCTTGCCGCACCGGACCCGCATTCACAGTATGCACCCAAAGAAAGTCCGACGTTTACCGGAACCCCCAAAGCGCCAACGCCAGCGGCGGGGAATAACACCACGCAGGTTGCGACCACCGCGTTTGTTCAGGCGGCACTGACGGCTCTTATTAATGGTGCTCCAGCCACGCTGGACACGCTGAAAGAAATAGCCGTAGCCATTAACAATGATCCGAAATTCAGTACCACCATTAACAATGCGCTGGCACTGAAAGCGCCACTGTCGAGTCCGGCACTCACCGGAACGCCAACAGCCCCCACGGCGGCGCAGTCGGTCAACAATACACAGATTGCCACTACGGCTTTTGTGAAATCGGCGATTGCGGCAATGGTGGGTTCTGCACCTGCGGCACTGGATACACTGAACGAACTGGCGGCGGCGCTGGGGAATGACCCGAACTTTGCCACGACAATGCTTAATGCACTGGCAGGTAAACAACCGCTGGACAATACGCTGACTAATTTGAGTGGAAAGGATGTAGCTGGTCTTCTCACATACCTTGGTTTGGGAGAAGCGGCAAAAATGCCTGCTGCAACAGCATTGGCCAGCAGTGCAGGTAACATCACTATTCCAGTATTAATTGGTGGAGTACAACGAACAGCACTGCTTCAGTGGAAGATGGTATCAGTGCCGCAATCTACCGACGGTAATATGGTCGTTGTTGATGACTCATGGCCGGTTGCCTTTCCTAATGCTTGCCTTTCCATCAATCCTTCGCNGNATCAANNNGTGAACAATCCACAATAATGCTGATGCGCCGACGATCGATTGCCAGGTATTGCCATCGCCAAACAGGCGTAGTTCTGGTGTATCGGTGAAGAAACTTAATGCGGAAAAGACGATCACCAGATAGGAAACGTTGGCGATAACCGCGCACAGCCAGTATCCCCACGCGGAGCAGAAGCCGATTAGCTCGCCAAAACCTTCACGGGCGTAGGTAAAGATACCTCCGTCAAGGTCGGGACGAATGCGCGTAAGAATCAGCATCGCGAAGGCCAGTAATAAAATGCCTGCGCCTGTGATGCCCCAACCGATGAGCAATGCTGCCGGGCTGGCAACTGCCGCCATATTTTGTGGCAGACTGAAAACTCCTGCGCCAAGCATTGAGCTTAATACCAGCGCGGTGAGTGCGCTCAGTCCCAGTTTCTTTTCCATCGATATCCAGTGATTAAAACGTGTTCGGAAGAATAAATATTGGGGCAAAACGCATAAAAATGGTGTTTGCCGCTGAAGCGCGGGATTTTACGGAGAGATGTGACTGCATGCAATGGTCACAGGGAAATTTGTGACTAAAAATGCGAAAGGCGGCACGAAGCCGCCTTATCATAATAATTGAATAGTTATTTATACAGGTCGGCGCTGATGGTCATATTATTGCCGCGTTCCTGCCACTGGCGGGTAATATGGTAATACTTAGCGCCTTTCTTCGCGGCACGTTTAGCAACCTGGTAGGAAACTTCGGTCATGTTGCCGTAGTTTCCTGAGAACTTAATGCTGTCAAACGGCACCATCATTGCCGCAGTCGCTTTGTTCAGCTCTTCAATTTTCGTGCCATCAGGTAGCGTGACAGTGTAACGCCCACCTTTTGATGACTGGGTTTCAAAGAAGCGACCGACTTCAGAACTTGGTGATGCGGTGGTAGCTACGCCTGGGATTTCAACTTTCTTCGCTGCTTCGCCGCCGGCAGCCAGTGCCGCACGTCCGGCTTCGGAATCAGCCGGGATCACATCCGGGCTTTGTACTACGCGTTTCCTGGCATCTTGTTTGTAGATGAATGCAGTAATGCGCTGGTTGCCGCCCTGGTTAGCNTCNATCNCGATTATAACGAATCGCCCGACGCAAGAGCGCCTGCGTTTCATCGTCGTTTGCCGGAACCTCATGATGGCGGTACAACCACTCGCTGACCGCTTCACGTGTTGGCGCACAAAGCATTGAAGGCAGCACTGGCGATAAACTCCCGAACCGGGCGTACGCAAAACCATTTCCATATTCATATTTCTTGTATTCGTCCTGATGTGCGCGAACAACTGGACAATAATCTGGCGAATATCAGCAGCCGCTGGTTGCCGCTGCC